GACTATACAAATTAAGATAATAATATTTTTAATCCCAATAGTTTATTTATTGGGATTTTTTGTTTATCTTTGTTTTATAAACAAATAAGATTATGAAAATAGTAATAAAAAGAAATGAGAACCACCCTAAAGTTACAATTGACTTAAATGATTTTCATTATGCGTATCAAATTAGAAATGCTATTGAGTTAGCGTTAAAAATTGAAGGAATTGAAGAAAGAATAATATCAGAAGTATTTAATCATTATGAAGATGTTAAACAAGAACCTAACAAATAAGATTATGGAAAAAGAACCTAAATTAGTTAATACAATTAATAAAGATGAATTGGGTATACCTAAAGGTGTCTTAATAGGATTAATAGGGGATAATAAACAAAAAACACTTTATGCGGTGTATGAAAAAACACCAGCACACGGGAGTAAAGAACATAATGTAATCTTATCTCCTTTCAAAACTAAAGAAGATGCGGAACAAAGTAGAATTAAATATGGTTATAACTCCAATAATTATTACGTAGATATTTTGAAATATGAATAACATAGACAAAAATAAGATTATGGAACAATCAGCAGTAGAATGGTTATACAACAACCTACTTCCAAACCCAATATCAAATGAAGATATTGAGTATAATGAAGCAGTATTTGAAAATGCTAAAGAAATGTTTGAGAAACAACAGATGGAATTTGCAAATTGGTGCAGAATACAAGACAATAAATACACAACTAGAGTTTTAACTATACAACAATTATTAGAAAAATTTAAAAACAAATAAGATTATGAACCCACTTTTTTAGTGGGTTTTTTGTTTATATCAATTTTTATATTATCTTTGTCGTATGAAAAAATCAATTAACATCGTCAATAAGAAAGCCAAGTTTGAGTATTCATTTTTAGAAACCCTAATTGTGGGAATCAAATTAGTTGGTTCAGAGGTGAAGTCCATCCGTCAGGGAAAGGTCTCCATATCTGAAGGGTATTGTTATTTCAACGAAGGTGAGTTGTTTATAAAGGGGATGAACATCTCTGATTATGGTTATGGGTCATTCCACGAGACCGTTAAGGATAGAAAACTATTAGCCAAGAAAAAAGAACTTAATAAGTTGGAACGTGAGTTAATCAACGGGACAACCATTATTCCTTATCGTGTCTTCATAAACGATACCGGATTGATTAAAATGGAGATTGCTCTTGCCAAAGGGAAGAAACTCCACGATAAACGAGATAGTATAAAATCTCGGGACATTGAAAGAGATATAAAAAGGGACTTGAAATAGTCCCTTTTTTTATTATATTTAATTATCAGTTCAATAATAAACAAATAAAAAAAAGAAATTATGGTAGATTTAACATCGTTCATTATGGGTGTAGGTTTGGTTCTCGGGGTACTGGGAGTTGGGGTTATGATTATGATGTACAAACAAATTAACAGATTAAAAAATAAATGTTTCAGTATGGAACAATCACAAGGACATATCTATAATGATATAAACAGAGTAAGTGAGGAATTACATCGTCGTATAGATGGTGAGATTAGAAGAACAGACGATTTATTTACTGATAGTAATAGATATATAAACTCTAGAGTTGAGGAAACACACAAAGGTCTTGATGACGTATATAGAACTATTGATTCAAGATTAGATAAATTAGTAACTAAATTAAATCCGGTAACAAAGGATTTATTACAAGATTAAAAAATAAACATTTGAACTGATAACAAAAAAACCCATCATATGATGGGTTTTTCTTTTGGTGGAAGTGCGGAGACTCGAACTCCGGTGTTACTTGTATTACCTATTAAGGACTACACGTTTAGGTCATTGTTTAAGCTAACAATCCGAAATTTCACAATTCCCTTATTTTTAGAGTGGTTCGGTTTACTGAGAACTAATCCTCCACTTGTACCTTTTCGGATAGGTACCACACCTTTGTAGGAACTCCTGTTGCTGGGTTATATGTTCACCGACCCCAATGTGAGTGTGCTTACGCTACGTTCACAAGCTCGTCTTGACGTACAAGACCTACTAGAGCCATTTTGTTTAAAACGTTTCCGTCTAAATTGTTGTACCCATAGATTTAAGTGATAGAGAACATCTCACTACGTGCCCCGAATAACTATTACGAATAGTCAATTCCGTGTCACTCCCATATTTTGATACCACAAAGATAATACATTTTTGGATAAATCCAAATAAAATTATATTTATTATTAAAATAAATATCAATGCCGGATACAAAGAGCTTTCACGGGATGAAAAACATATTATTAGACAATGACGATTGGTTGGTTGTAGACCCATTGGACTATGATGCCTTTGTGTATTACGCTCCGGAAAAATTTAAAGGTAGTTGGAATCAATTTAGAGAGGGGGATACTTACTTTATTATAGATAAAAATCTCCAATTAAATAATGGTTTGGTTACTTATACGATTCATAAAGAGGATGGTAAGATTGAATATTATAATGCCTATGGTACTGCTCGTCCAAAAAATGATATTCTGTATAATTTTCCCGATGAGGTTAAATCAGTTGCTGAAGATATTATTGGTGTTGGTGAAACGTATAAGTTATTAACTAAAATTGTCAAGGGTGAACAAGTTAGTAGTCGTGAGTTAGAGAATACTGACGATGCTATTTACGATTTTAAATACACCCCTAAAGCACCAATCAAAAGTAAAATAGATTTAAGGTTTGATGAAGATGACTATATTAAGTTATTCAACCCTAGTGATGATGATATGTGGTATTACAACGCCATTACCGGAAACTACGACACCTATGAGTGGGAAGATGATTATCAGGCAACCGAAGATTTTAAGGAGGGGTATTTTTTTAATCAATTTAACGAAGAAAACCTTAAAAAGGTAAAACAAATTCTTTCAATCATTTCTCCTGAATCTGTTGAATTAGAAACTGATGAACAAAAATCAGAAGCTGCGGAAAAATTACTTGATATGTTTGGGAATGAAATAGGTAATATTATTTATGAATATACTTCAGAAAGTAATCAATGTAAAACTAGAGGATTTAACAAAATGATTGAAGATGATTTTTGTAATCCATTTTACAATTATGGTATTATTACAAAACATTGTCTTAGAGAATATTTTACTAGCGTTGGAATGTTATTGGCTTTATATGATACAATGGGGGACAAAACATTAACCATAAGTGAATTATTGTTTAGAATTGGTTCAGATATGGATATTACAGGATGGAGTGAGTATATTTATGAACTTGATTGTGTGGATTTTAACCAAGAATCATTTGATTCCGAATGTTCAAGATATTTGGATAAAATTATTGATAAACTTGAGGATGAATCTCAATATGAAGATATCTATGCGTATGCCGATATATACAAACGACTTGATTCTAAATTTAAAATAAATAACCGATATAAAACTAAATCTGGAAGAGAATTTTTTTATAGAGGTATTAATGTAAGAAATAACCGAATACTTATTGATGTCTTTAAAAAAGAAGGTGGAATGGAAAGTAGAAGTTATGATGAACAAGAATTTGAAAATTTTTTAGTGTCTCCTGACTTATTTGAAGGATTTATTAGAATAAATTAAAGATATATTTTTTAATTTAATTATTTTTCCTATCTTTGCCCTATGGAAAGAGATTATCAATTATTAAAAGATGTATTGTCGGTTCCGACAGTTACATATCACGAAGACAGAATGGTGGAATTTCTAATCAATTGGTTAGAAGAAAATGGTATTCCATTTAATGTGGATGAGTATAAAAACATTTATGCCATCAAACAAACAGATGAGAATGTGGAATACTTCCCTTGTGTGATTGCACATACGGATACGGTTCATAACCTTGATACGATTAATATTGTTGAAGAGATGTTACAGAATAGTCAGTATGAAATTAAACCAGCTTTAAAGGCGTATAACGATTTTGATGAACCAACCGGAATTGGTGGTGATGACAAATGTGGTGTTTATGCTTGTTTGGAATTATTAAAAGAATTACCGAATCTGAAAGCGGCATTTTTTGTATCAGAAGAAACCGGATGTCACGGGTCCAAAAAGGCTGATGAGAATTTCTTTATGAATGTTGGTTATGGGATTCAGTTTGATGCACCTGGTAATAGAATGGTCACAGAAGTTTGTATGGGAACAAGATTATTTGAGAGAGATAGTGAGTTCTTTGAAACCTGTAATGGTGTGTTAAATGAAAATTTTGGTGGGGAACAAGAATACTTTTCAAATCCTTATACTGATGTTTATGCGTTGAAAAACAAATTTGACTTCTCCTGTATCAATTTTGCGATAGGTTATTACGATTATCACACAAGAAATGAGTATGTGGTTGTTGAGGATGTTTATAATGGAATAGAGACCGGTAAAAAGATGATTCAAGAATTGGGGAATAAAAAATACCAATATAAAGTGGAATCAAAATTTAAAATGTTTTAAGAGACTTCGGTCTCTTTTTTTTTTATATGATATTTATAAATAAAATATTTTATGAAAAAACTATATTTCTTAAATGAAGAAGAAAAAAATAGAATTTTAAACCTTCACGAGAGTGCAACAAAACGTCAATATTTAATGGAAACACCCTTGACGGATTTTTACGATAAATTACCTGCTGAGACCAAAAAGAAATTTACTGCTATGAATAATACTTGGCAAGATGGTGGGACTAGGGAAGGTGATATGTTAAATGTACTGAAAACATTTACAGCTGACGATTACAATAAATATAATCAATATTTGTTATTACATAAAAATAGTTCTGACCCTCTTGAGTATTCATCATTTCAAGAAATTATCAATGGTGAAATGGGTAAAGATAATTTGCAGGATGTTATTAATATTACCAATCAATTAAAAAATATGGGTGTTAACGCAACATATGTTAAAGATAATATTGCCGATTTGCATCCAAATTCATTTAAAATTGGTGGTCCTGATACTAAAGGTGTTGCAAGTGATGCTAATTGGAATAGTATATACGCTTGTGTAACCAAAGCAAAAGGGGCTACCCCAACAACACTAAGTGATAAATCAACTGCTTACATTTTAAATGGTTATGTATATTACAATAATGGTTTTAAAAGAAAACAACCGGTAAAGACTAATAAATCAGAAAAATATACTTGTAATTCACCTGAATTTAAAACCGGAGTATCAACTGAAGATAAAGCAAAAAAATTACAACAATATAAACAACAAATTATTACTAATACAAGTAATACTACAAAACAAATTCAAAAATTCTTAGGTTTACCCGAAACAGGTATTATGGATTCCGGTTTATTACAAAAAATTAATGAAAAATTAAATGGTAAACCACAAGAGGCTCCTAAAGCTGATGTTACTACACAACCAAAAGCTGAACCATTACAACAACTGACTACGGCGGGTGTTAAAACACAACAATTAACTACACCATCTACGGAACAATTAACCGCAGGATTACAACAACAACAACAAAAAGCTGCCGAAGCAGCAAAAACTCCACCTACAAACAAAGAAAAAAGACAAGAGAGACGAGATTTGAGAGCCTCTAATAGAGCAGAATTGCAAGCTTTAAAAGATAAACAAAGAGGTAATCAATAAAATTAATAAAATAAGATAATGAAAAAAGTTATATTAGAAGAAATTGAAAATATGAAATACCTTTTGGGGTATAAACGAGGTGTTGTTATTTCTGAACAGGATAGTAAAACTATTGCAGCAAACATTGATTCAGGTAATTTGGGAAATATTGACCCAAAGGCTGCTGAGGCAATTAAAGTAGCTCAAAGTATGGTTGGAGGGTCTAAATTAGGTGTGGAAGTTGGTGGTATTACAGGTGCCAACGCAGGTACTACTCCACCGGCAGGAACTCAACCACCAGCAGGTACTACTCCACCGGCAGGAACTACTCCACCGGCAGGAACTACTCCACCGGCAACAACAACTCCGGTAACACCGATAAAAATTGGTGTGAAATACCCTTCAATAGAAGAATTGCAAACATCTTTAAATACTAAGTTTAAAAATACATTAAATGTGGATGGTAAATATGGACCTAAAACTGCATCAAGTGTACTAGCGGCATTACAACAATCACCCGCAAATAGTACTGAAACAAATACTCCACCAAATATTGTTGTTGGAGACCCAAACTCTGATGTTGCTAAAAAAACCGCTGAGGCAAATGCTCAGTCAAATGATGTGACAAATACAAATACACCACCTGCGGAAAGTAATACTAATTCTGGCGGGGAAAATTTTGACGAATATGATTAATATGAAAAATTTATTTATAATTAACGAAGAAGAAAAAAATAGAATTTTAAATCTTCACGAAACGGCAACTAAAAGACAATATTTGTCTGAACAATCTTTAAATTTAGGTCAACAAGAAAAACCTGAACAACCAGTTGTTGGTCCACAAACACTTGAGAATAGTGGTGCTATAATTAAACAAGGTTCAGGTAATGACCCTTACGTCTACGCTAAATTAGGTGATAATTTTTATTACGCCAAATCATCTGATGGTGATAATCCTATTTGGGTTTTGGCGACAATTGATGGTGCAATTAAGTCAATTAAATCTAAAATTTATAACGAAAATTTACCACCAATAAAAACAATTAAAGCTCCGGAAAAAGGTAAAACTAAAATACAAACTCCAAAGAAAAGTGATGGTTCTAACAAAAAATTAGTTAATAAAAATAAAACTAATACTGGCGGTGAGAAAATGCTTCCAAAATTAAAACAACAAGGATTTAAAATTGATAAAAGTTCAGGGTTTAATCCTGCTAAGGGTTATTATGTTTCCTCGTGTAAACAACACGGATGTGCCGAGTATACAAACGATATGTTAAATACAAGTTTGGGTGATGCTTGGCAAGCATATTCTAAAGTTAACGCCGAAACACCTGTGTCATCATCATTAGTTCAAAAAATGACAAATTTATTTAATAAAATGAATAAAAGTGGTGAAATTCCACAATTAGAAAATAAAGGTCCGTTTGATGCTGAGGCAAAAACAATTATTACTGAATTAATACCTGACCAATCTCAATTTCAAAATCTACCAATTGGTACTGTTGTCGGATTATATTATCCTGGTTCAGTAAATTATGACTTGGCATTTTTTCAATCAGCTATTGGAAAATCTCGTGATGAGAATGGTAATCTACATAATGTGATTGCAAAACCTTATTTCTGTAAAAATCCAAATAGTTGTTCATCAACAACTTGGGGTCAAAATGACTTAAATAAAAATGTAAAATTTTATCCTGGTAAAACATTATCAAGTGGTAAATCGTTTGCCCCTGTTACTCACTTAGGTTTTATAGGATATATAGATAAAAACGGTATTCCATATATTGTCCACGAAATATCATCACATTCTTCAGGACAAGTTTTCGCGTTTCCTGTTAATAAATTAGGTAACGGCAGATTATCAATTGTTTGGTCAGGTAAACCAGTGTAATAGGATGAAAAAAGTAATTAAACTAACCGAATCGGATTTAATTAATATTGTTAAACGAGTCTTGGAAGAACAACCAGACCAAAAATTTGACACGCCTTACAATAAAGAGTTGTTGAGGAACGCAAATAAACCATTACCCCAAAAATATAAATGTATGACTCCGGAATTTTCACATTCAGTGGAATATGCAATATCAGAAGGGGTTGAACCATTTTGGGCTAAATATGCTTTGGGTATTTTGGGTAGAGAATCTGATTTTGGTAATGTAATGGGTAAGTTTGGTATAAAGGCGGTTCCTGAATACATAATGAATAAAATGTCCGAACTAATACCGGGATTCAAAGAGGTTTTACAATGGGGGGCAAAAAAATTCTTTAATAAAAACAATTGGGTACCAAGTATGGGGGTTGCTCAGATGACACCCGACATTGCAAAAAAGTATAATGTAAATTTAGAAGACTTAATGAGTGTTTCAGGGTCATTAGTCGCTGCGTCAAAATATTTAAAAAAATTATATAATGAAACAGAAAAATATTACGACTCAAATCAACCATCTAAAATTATTTATAACAAACAATTAATAGACAATCCTTCATCATCAGGAAATGCTGCTTTAGACGCTGCAATTATGTCTTATAATTTAGGGTCATCTAAATTTAAAAAACAATATTGTAAAACAAATAGCTCAGAATATTTAGCTCCTTGTAATTCACCAAATGGACAATATCAACCATTTCCAAAAGACAAACCAAATTTTATATTAAAGGTTGATAAGTCTCAAGTTATCAAAAATTATGTTCCAACAATAAAAACTAAAACAGGTGATAATAAGTATATTAGTAATACAGGGTATTTAAAAGAAGTTGTTGGGTACGCAAATAAATTTAATTGTATTAAATAATTTATTATAATTTACTCAATTTTCTTGCCTCAATTTCCATAGGTCCATATTTTCTACCATATTTTTTATATTCATAAATGTATGTAAAATAGAATCCAAAAAATCCCATTCTTTGATATTGTGACCAATGAATCATTTCGTGTTTTAATATTGATTTATCGGTCTTATATTTAGATTCAATAAATGTCCCAAATGGAGGAATAGTTGCAGCCATTTGACTACCAGGAATGTCAAAAGGTATGTAATATATTTTATCTTTTTTAGTGGTAATGTATAATAAAAAAACACAAGATACTATTAAAAAATATTTTTTCATAATGATTAATTTAGAATACAAAGATATATATAATATTATTAATAACAAAAAAAAATTTATATTCTCTTTTTTTTTGTGTTATATTTATAATAAACTACTAATATTATGAAAAATTTATTTAACGACATCTCTAAAGAGGAGAAAAATAGAATCCTTGAGATGCACTCAGGTAAAAAAAATGTGATTTTTGAAGACGATATGACAGGTATGGACACTAACATCAATGAGGTAACACCTAAAGATTATGTTTTAACAGACCACGCAATGGGAAAAACATATCCCTTTTTAATTAAAAAAAACACACCAATAATTGTAAAAAACGGGATTATAAATATTAAATGTTTTGTTGGTGATGTTATATCAACAAGTATGATTAGTGATGGTATTAAACCTAAGGATGTGAAAATTGTTAGGTCTGAAATTGCAAAATTTGATTGTAAAAGTGGCGCCTTTAATTTAGGTGAAGAAGAAACAAATGAAAATAATTTATCAACATATCTTATGTCTAAATTTTGTAGAAAATAAATTAAATAACAAAAAAAGAGGACTATTTGTCCTCTTTTTTAATTCTACTCTTTTTTACCTTTTCCGGTTTAACTACTACTTCTTTATCTACAGATACAAGGGTGTATGATGTACCTTCCACCATATTTCCTTTGATAATCTCTTCAGATACAAAATCCTCAATCTTATCTTGGATTGCTCTTTTGATTGGTCTTGCCCCATAGGTCTCATCAAATCCAACTTCAGAGATTAGGTCTAAAATTGACTCATCAAATGTGATATCGTATTTCAATCCAACCAATCTTTTGGATAATTTATCCAATTCCAAAGTCACAATTTTCTTAACATCTTCTTTAACTAAAGAGTTGAAGATAACAACCTCATCAATTCTGTTTAAGAATTCCGGTGTAAAGAATTTTTTAAGTTCTTTTTTAAGAGTCTCACGTTTGTATTCCTCTTCGGCGTAAGAACTATTACCCGTTTTGAACCCAACACCCGAACCAAAATCCTGTAATTTTTTAACCCCCACATTTGATGTCATAATGATAACACAATTTTTGAAGTTAATCTTTCTTCCCATACCATCGGTAAGGTGACCATCGTCTAATACTTGAAGAAGTGTTGAGAAGATATCTTTGTTAGCTTTCTCAATCTCATCAAATAGAATTACAGAATAAGGTTTGTTTTTCACCTGTTCAGTTAATTGTCCCCCTTCATCGTATCCAACATATCCCGGAGGTGCTCCAATCAATCTTGAGATGGTGTGTTTTTCTTGGTATTCGGACATATCCACACGAATCATATTATCTTCACTACCAAACATTTGTTTTGCTAGTTGTTTCGCCAAGTATGTTTTACCAACACCCGTTGAACCTAAGAAGATGAATGAACCAATTGGTTTGTTTGGGTCCTTGATACCAATTCTGTTTCTACGGATTGATTTGGCAATCTTTGAAACTGCTTCAGATTGTCCAATAACTTTATCGGATAGGTTTGCCTCCATCTCGGATAATAGTTTGGTTTCATCGGCATTTAATTTGGTTACCGGAATTTTGGTCATATTGGAAACCACCTCATAAACTAAATCCAAACTGATTTCTTTTTTGTGTGAAAGAAGTTCTTCCTCAAACTTTTTCTTTTCAACTTCAAGTTTGGTTAAGATACGTTTTTCTTTATCACGTAGGTTTGCTGCCTCCTCGTATCGTTGTTGTTTTACAACATCCACTTTTTCTTGTTTGATGTCTGCGGCTTGTTGTTTCAACTTCTCAATTGATTCCGGCATTTTAATTTCAACTTGACTTCTTGCTCCAACCTCATCAATGATGTCAAACCCTTTATCCGGAAATTCTCTATCGGTGATGTAACGGTCTGCTAAATCAACACATACTGACAATACTTCATCCGTGTAAGTTACCTTATGAAAATTTTCATATTTGTCTTTTACATTTTTAAGAATGATTAAAGTTTCTTCTTTGGTTGCGGCATCCACAACAACTTTTTGAAAACGTCTTTCTAATGCTCCGTCTTTCTCAAAGTTTTTTCGGTATTCATCTAAGGTTGTTGCCCCAACACATTGAATCTCTCCACGAGCAAGTGCCGGTTTAAAGATGTTTGATGCGTCCATTGAACCTGATGAATTTCCTGCTCCAACTATGGTATGAATTTCGTCAATGAATACAATGATGTTTGGTGCGTTCTGAAGTTCTTCAATTATAACTTTCATTCTTTCTTCAAATTGTCCACGGTATTTGGTTCCGGCAACAATTGATGTCATATCTAAGGATACGATACGTTTGTCCATTAAGTTTCTTGGACATTCCCCATTATAAATCATAATGGCAAGACCTTCCACGATTGCGGTTTTACCACAACCAGGTTCTCCGATGATTATTGGGTTATTTTTCTTTCTACGTGAAAGGATTTGGGCAATTCGTGTGATTTCTCTTTCTCTACCAATTACCGGGTCAAGTTTACCCTCTTCGGCAAGTTTAATTAAATCTCTACTAAAATTGTCTAATACGGGTGTTGATGAGTCAGTCTTAACTGCTTTATTACCACCATTACTTCCACCATCCATAGATTCTGTCATAATTTATTTGTTTTAATTAAGTATAAGGATTATTTTCACTTTTTCAAATGATTGGGACAAAAGTAATACAAATATTTGAACGGACAAAACAAATTTGAATTATATTTATTATTATGGAACAAAAATCTGCTTGGAAAAAATATATGGATACGATTCATCCGGAATCTGAATTATCTGCGGTTTATAGAAAACTTCGTCACGCATTCCAAAGAGAGGGTTGGACTCAAAAAGATTTGGAAAGAGCTCCGTATTACCCAAACGATATTATGAATTATTATCAGAAAATATCGTCTTTAATAAAAGATTTAAGAAGTGAATTAACATCCTATTTTGGTGATATTGACAATGGTGAGTTTGATGATTATCTTATGGATAAATTAAAACAAATAGATTTAGAAATACCTTTAAAAGATGGCAATATTAAAAGAAACAATTTTAGGGACGAAGATTATTAACGAAATCCAATCGTCAAATGTTAAAAAAACCGAATACGATACTGAAACTAAAGTAATGTTGGTTGAGTTTAATAATGGACAAAAATATGAGTATTCTGAGGTTCCCCACCAAGTATACACTCAATTCAGAATGGCGGAATCACAGGGGAAATTCTTCTCTTCAAAAATAGTTAAAACTTATACTCATAAAAAACTTTAACAATTATAGATATTTAAGTATTTATAGTTAATGAGTAATCTTAAAAGTATATTATCAAGTTTTCATTTACAAGACGAACTAAATCCAAAGATTTGGGAATCGTCTGATAAAATGTCTCCTAAAGTTAGGGAGAGATTATTAGAGATTGCTTATGAGTTTATAGAATTTTTAGGGGTTGATGTTATTATATCCGATGTTGTAATGACCGGTTCACTTGCAAATTATAATTGGTCACAATATTCCGATGTGGATTTACATTTAATTGCTGACTTTGACCAATTCTCTGAAAAAGAACTTCCATTATATGAAGAACTCTTCAAATTAAAAAAAACTTTATTTAACGACAAACACAACATCAAAATATATGGTTATGATGTGGAACTCTATGTTCAAAATGATGTTGAGGCACATTTTAGTAGTGGAGAGTATTCAGTATTATTTGATGAGTGGAAAAACAAACCTAAAAAAGAAGATGTTGAAATAGACACTGCGTTAATTAAAACTAAATCTGAACATTGGATGAAAATTATTGATGAAGTTATTGATGATTCAAAAGAAAAATCAATGGAATCCGGTGTTGATAGTATTAATAAGGTTAAAGATAAATTAAAAAAATATAGAACTGCTGGTCTTGAAGATGGTGGTGAAATGTCGGATGAAAATTTAGTGTTTAAAGTTTTGAGAAGAAATGGTTATATTCAAAAACTATTTGATTTTCAAAATGAATATCAGGATAAAAAACTTTCTTTAAAGGAAAAATCAATATAATTAACAATAAACCGTTCAGAATTATAACATTTTTAATTCTGAACATATTTATATATAAAATAATTCCAAACAAAAACATATAAAATGGGAAACAATTTAAGACCGGTTGGTAGCGAAAAACTACAAGGAATGGAGAAAATCCAACGTATTATGGAAATCGCTAGATACAAAGAAAATATACCTACACCTATTAATGAGGATAAATCTACTGAATATACTAAAGTTTTAGCTAACGGTAAAACTTATAAAATTGATAAAGAAAAAAGTGGTTACATTATTAAATGTAGTTTAACTGAATCAACAAATGAGTTTGATTATATGGAGCCTATGAAAAATAGAAAATACTATTCATCATATTCTCAAGCGTTAAAAAGACTTAATTTAGTTGCTAAAGAAGTTAATGTTAATGAAGGTAACGAAAAGAATGTTAATTTATTTTACGAAAGTCCTCAAGAGGCTACTAAGTATATTTTAAAAATGAATGGTGGTGAAACATCAGAACAAGCGGCACCAGCTCCGGCACCTGCACCAGCTCCGGCACCTGCACCAGCTCCTGCTCCGGCACCTGAACCTGCTCCTGAACCAGCACCACAAGAACCTGAAGACATTGATGTAGATGTTGATTTAGAAGATGATGACAACGAAGAAGTTACTTTAAAATCAATTCAAAAATTAACAGGTAAATTGGCTCAAAAATTAAGAGCGTTCCAAGAAACTGAAGAAGGTCAACAAGAAATGACTTCTAAAGATTCAAAATATGTAATTAACTCAATTTTATCGGCATTAGATTTGGATTCAATGGAAGAAGAAGATAAAGAAGAAATTGTTGATAAAATAGAAGGAACTGAAGATGAAGGTATGGGTGATTTTAATCCGGACGAAATGGGTGATGAAGAACCTGACTTTGGAGGTGAAGAAACTCCTGAATCTCCTGAAGGTGAAATGGGTGAAAGTTTTATGCACGATGATGTTGAAGAAGACAATCCTGATGATTACGATTTTGATTTATCAAAATTTGATTTAGAAGATGGTGATGATGAGTTTGAAGAACTTGATATTAAACCAAGACATCCAAAACATAGAAGTTTACACCATCCACATATTGAACCTCATCACGCAGGTCACCTTGAAGATATGATTGAAGGAATTTTTACTGAATCTAAAGTTGATAAAATTATTGAGGGTTATTTTAAAATAGATTCAAATGAAAAAAAATTATTAGAGTCTAAGAAAAAACAAGCTAAGGTAAATGCTGAAAGTAAAAGAAGAGAAGATATGAAAGGTAAAAAATGTAAGACTTGTGGTAAAGGTACTTACCAAGATGAATCTTACATGGATGATTTAAAGGGAATTCTTCATTGTACTAACTGTGATGAGAAAATTCAAAGATATAAGTCAAATGAAAACAATATGAAATACACAACTACATTAGAAGGATTCGTAAATGAAAGTAAAAAAGTTAAAATTAATAAAATCAAACAATTATCTGAAAGTATTTCTCAAGAAGTTGGTGCAAGAAAATTAATGGAAAAATATCCAAACGCTAAATTGATTGGTAAAACAAACAGACAAAACTTGGTATTTGAAATGAATAACAAACAATTAAGAGTTAATACAAAAGGTCAGATTATATAATGAGTTATTTAATATATGTTAATGAATTAGGTCCTAACTATAAGGGTGATAACATATATGAATTTATTTTCTCGGATAGTTCTGAAGATGTTTGGGGTGAAGCTTGGGAATCAAAACCATCAAATGGTTACCCACTCCCACCGGACATAGAACACATTAAAAAAGTAGGAGTTTTGAAGAATGACCAAATCACAATGTCAGTAATTCAAAACTCTGACTATTTTTCAATGATAGATTCAATGGATGATATAATCGCATTATGTTGGGAAAATGAGAGTGAAGATGTTGATTTCACTCGACAAAAAAGATTGGTTTTTAAGTTTGGAGAAACAGAACAATCAGTCAAAGATAAATTATACGAAAGAGATATCGTATTGGAATTTGAAAAAACAATTGAATATGAACACTAATCAGAAAAAATTAAAACTAGTGATGGAGGGGATTAAAGCCTCTACTCTAAATAAAATGACCGATAGTCAGGTTGATGTGTTGTTCAGTAAATTACAAGAACAAGTTACTGAGGTACCCGGTAAAAAAACATATAAAGTAGGGCCAGCAGGTGGTAAGGTTGGTAATTTAAATATTACACAAGACCCGAGCACTAAAGAAGTTATGGTAACTGCTACGGAAAGTGAAATTGATGAGGACGCGGATTTAGATGATTCTGCTGAAAAAGATAGTGGTTTTGACCCTTACGCAGGTAATAGTGTTGGAAACAATGATGGTCCATCTAAAGATGATGGATTTGGTGGTGGATATAATGGAATGGGTATGTTTGAAGAAAAAGAAATTGACGAAAAATTTGAATCAAAAAAACAACAAAAATATTTTTTTGCTAAATGTGGTGACGGAAAAACAAAAGAACAAAAAAAATGGTGTAAAATGGCCGATGAGTTTGGAAAAAAGACTAACTTTGCTAAACTTCCTGAAAAGAAAACAGAAACAAAAGAAAATTATCAAGAAATGGTTAGTGGTGCATTAAATAAAATTGCAATGTCTAAATTAGGTCAGATAAAACCAACTGTTACTATGGGAGAAAGTAAAATTGAAAAAGAAATTATGAGACTTGTAGAAAAACACATTACACCAAAAATGTCTAAAAAAGATTTTCAAAATCTTTTAGAAGGAGACACAAAAACTGCTCCGGCAAAACCAAAGGTTAGTCCGGGAGTAAAACCAAAACACCCATTCCAACCGGACCCTAATAAAAAAGGAGCTCCAAAAGCGAAGAAAAGAGTGATGGACAAGGATACAAAAACTGCACCGGCAAAACCAAAAGTTAATCCTGGTACTACACCAAAACATCCTTTTGCTCCGGACCCTAATAAACAAGGAGCTCCAAAGGCGATTAAAAAAGGATTACCAAGTTTTTTAAAATTTAATCAGTTAGGTCTTTAATCAAAATAGTTATGAGTGTAAATTTAAAAATGGAAAAAATATTAAAAGTCAAAGGTGGGTTAGATAAAAAATTGGTTAATGAAGGATTAACTAATAACCAACAAACTATGTTAAACGAAATTAATCGTCGTTTAAATGAAGCTCCTGTTAGTTATGAAGGTCCTGAAAAAATGGAACCGGGAATTGAAAGACAAATCAATCAAAGAAAAACTCCGTATGCCGAACACCCTGCGTTACCACAAGATGGTGATAGAGATTTTGTTGAGATGATATCTTCTCAACGATTTAAGGACTCTGTAGATAAAGTAAGAAGATTTTTAGGTGATACAACACCAATACAAGGAGATAATCCAATGATGGGACTAATGAGTTCTGTTATGGGTAGTTTACAACAAATTAAAAGAGTTGAAGTTCAACACAAAGAATATCTTGAAAACTTAGCGGTTGATTTAGTTAAAAAAGAATTAGGTATTCCTGAAGGACAATTGCAATTTGATGTTGAATTAGTTAATGGTCCAATGGGAGCTTCCGAAGGAATGCAAACTCAACCTGAGCAACCGGATGAAGAAGAAGTTGAAGAAGCGTTCAAAGAAGGTGAAGAACACCAAGAAGAAATAGAAGACTTTATGGATTCTATGGAGAAATTTAATTTAGAGAAAGCGAAAAGAAGAATGATTAATTCATTAGTTCAAGGTGCGGCATTTAAAGGTGGTCATATGTATACGTTAGTTAGTGATGAAATAAATAGATTAAGTCCAAACTTATTAAATTTATACGGTGTAACGCAATCACTAATGGAACATTTATATTGGTTATATCCGGATATGGAAAATATGGCCGGTGGAGGTGGTGGTCAAATGGGACAATCAGAATCTGACCCTGAAACTGACCCACCAACAATTAAAGCGAAAGCATTTACCTTCCCGTTATTAGTTCACGAGATAGTTAAAGGTATTTATTCATTATATGGTGACCAAGGATTACCAAATGACCCTGTTCAAAGAAGTATGGTTGTTGGTGCTGAAGATACATTACCATCAGAAATATGGGATTCAAGATTGGGTCCAATATTTTGGGAAAAATTTAGAGAATCGTGGCCTGACAAATTATATGAAGATGACCAAAGACACCTTCAACAATATTTATTTATGAAACTATCTCAACTAGAGGCAAAAGATTTTATAGTATTGTCAAAAGCTATTATGGCTGATAAACCTGAAGCAAAAGAGGTAATAAATAGAATGGTTAACGAAATCGTTGAAATCCTTAAGAAACACGAATACGAAACAAAAATGTCTGATGATGACAATGATGATGAGGACGATAATGAAAATTATGGAGATTACGGATTTGATGACTTAGATGACTTAGACGATATTGATTTATCTTCGTTAGGATTCTAAAAATTACCGACAACATTATGTATGTCAAATTTAACAAGAGAACAAGTACTTATTGAGTACGTAAAATGTAGTAGAGATATTGAATACGCCCTTAAAACGTATTTAGAAACTTACGATAACACCGTTAAAAAATATGTTCCATTAGAACTTTTTCCGGACCAAGTAACATTACTTAATGATTACGAAGAATACAATGAAAATATAGCTTTAAAATACAGACAGGCCGGGGTATCAACCGTTACCGCGGCTTGGATGTCTAAAAAACTAGTATTTGCAAGAAAAGAAACTCCCGAGAAAATATTGATTATCGCCAATAAGTTGGATACTTCATTGGAGATGGCAAACAAAATTAAATCCTTTGTTGGTCAATGGCCATCTTGGACGGGTATAGATTTTGATAAAGCAAAAAATTCACAAAGACACTATAAATTAACAAATGGATGTGAGGTCAAAGCCGTTGCAACATCTAAGGATGCCTTGCGTGGATTTACACCTACGATACTTGTATTTGATGAGGCGGCGTTTATTGAAGCCGATAGTGACTTTTGGTCTGCCTGTATGGCGTCCCTATCTACGGGGGGTAAAGTAATTGTGATTTCAACACCAAATGGTTATGACGCAATTTACTATGAAATATATGACCAAGCGTTACGTAATATGAATGACTTCAAAATTACGGAGATGTTTTGGTATAGAGACCCTAGATATACAAAAGATTTATATTTTGTTAAAACGGAAAACATAATCCATTATTTATTAAACAAAGAAGAATATAACCCTAATGATTTTATTGATTGGGGTAGTAAATCATATGATGCAAGAAACTTTGATGATGTTAAATTACTAATGGCTGACGGATACAAACCCTGTTCATCTTGGTTTGAGGCGATGGTAAAGAAATTAAAATACGATAAACGTAAAGTATCTCAGGAGTTGGAATGTAACTTCTTAGGTTCCGGAGATAATGTATTTGATTCTCTTATGATGCAAAATATTCGTGAAAATATGGTTCTTGAACCTATTAGTAAAATGATGGGTAATGCTCTTTGGATTTGGAAAGACCCAATTGTTGGTCATAAATACATTATGGGTGTCGATGTTTCCCGTGGGGATTCTGAAGATTTTAGTTCATTTCAAATTATAGATTTTGATACCCAAGAACAAGTTGCGGAATATGTGGGAAAATTACCTCCTGATACAATGGCGGAAATTTGTCATAAATGGGCAACAATATATTCTTGTTTTGTGGTAATTGATATCACCGGTGGAATGGGTGTTTCAACCGCCAGAAAACTACAAGAAATGAATTATAGGGATTTATATGTTGATGGTCTTGATTTGTCAAACAAATGGAAATATGACCCAAAAGCAATGGATAAAATTCCTGGAATAAATTTTAACAATAAAAGGGTTCAAATTATTGCGTCATTTGAAGAAGTGATGAGACATAAATTTAGAATTTATAGTGCTCGTTTATACAACGAGATGAATACCTTTGTTTATATCAATGGTCGTCCTGACCACCAAAAAGGACATCACGATGACTTAATTATGTCAATTGCGATGGCAACTTACGTCGCAGAATCTTCTTTTAGTAAATTAAGTAAGGTTACCGAACAAACCAAAGCAATGATTGATTCTTGGTCTGTGAGTAATAATGAAGCAATTAAAGAGAATATTAATTTTGACCCTGTTATTCCACATTACCAAGATAGAATTAATCAATTTGGTAGCCAACAAGTTAGTCGTGAAGATTATCAAAAATATGGTTGGTTATTTGGTATGTGATAATATTTATTTAAAAAGAATAAATGGGTATCTCAGATAGAAAGAGAAGTATTGAAGTTCCAGTTAGTATAAATCTAGATTTAACACAAGAAACAAAACCAAACCAAGTAATTGTTCAAAACAATTTTAAGGGGGGTGATTTTGTTAGTAGAAAAAAATCAGGTAATATTATTGCGGGCTCAAAACTTAATGTGGATGGTCAAGGGATTTTTACTGTTAAAAATGGTGATAACAATAATATTAAAAAATATTTTCCTAAACCTACCCCTGTAAGTGAAGGTAATCCTCCGACTCCAACACCAACTCAAACTCCAACTAATACACCAACAAATACGACAACTCCAACAGTAACACCAACAGTAACTCCAACAACAACAATATTGTATTGTGATATAAATTATTATGTTCCGGCAACACCAACTCCAACACCAACACCAACCAATACTATAACACCAACGGTAACATCAACAGTAACTCAAACACCAACTCAAACTAATACTCCGACAGTAACATCAACATTAACTCAAACACCAACTCAAACAAATACTCCAACAATAACTAATACACCAACCAATACAATAACACCATCTCAAACTCCAACATATACGCCAACAAAAACAATGACTCCAACACCAACATCTACAATTGGTTCCACACCTCCTGTAACTCCGACTCAAACATCAACGCCTACTCAAACAAGTACTAACACACCAACACCAAGTACTACAACTACAATGACACCTACAACTACAATGACACCTACAATGACACCTACAAGAACAATGACACCTACAATGACACCTACAATGACACCTACAAATACAAACACACCTACAAATTCAATGACGCCAACTCCAACACCGACAAATAGTGTTACTTGTAATTGTTTAACATTTGTTAATAATTCATCTCTTATGTTACCGTATAACTATACTGATTGTAACGGTAATAATATTAGTCGTATAATTCATAACAATCAAACAATAACTGTTTGTGGAACAAATCCAGAATCACCTAAAGAGGTTAACATAACAATTGGTGTTTGTAATGAAACTTGTATTGTTGATTGTTTTGAATATACTGTAACATTAACTAGTGAAATTCGTTGTGTATTTACATTGACACCTTGTTGTGATAACAAAATAGCGTCTCCTTATATTTTAACATCAATAGAAGGGTCAGTAACATTCTACTCTACAACATATCCGGTAATTACAGAGGGTGCCGGTATTATTGATGATAATGGAACCGCTTGTGCGAAATCGTGTAATACATATGATGTGTATTCTGAAATTGGTAGTACAATAATATTCCAACCTTGTTGTGGTGAATTAAGAACATCTCCGTATGTGATATTACCTAAGGATTCAAAACCACTTGTAATATGTTCAGCAATATTACCTAATAGTGATTATAAAAATAGTAAAATTGAAAATAAAGGTAAGTGTCCGTCTTGTGCCGTGAATTGTGATAGATATGATGTAGATGCACCAGTTAATACCACAATAACATTTAACCCTTGTTGTGGTGAAGAAAAAAAATCTCCGTATGTGATACAGGAAGATGATTTATTACCAATTGGATTATGTTCATCAACAACACCAGGTATTGACACTTTTGGTAGTGTTACTAAAATTGGTCAGTGTCCATCTTGTTAAAAATAAAAAATTATGATAGTATTAAATAGTAATAACTTTAACGGAAATTTATGTAATATAATATTTTACCCCCTAAGTGGTGGAACAATTTATTTGGGTGTAAATGAATTACCTTATGTGTATGACGCTGATTACGTCTATGGATTATATGATGTTAATTTTTTTATATTAAATAAAGATTGTACAATAACAATTGACCAACCAGATGTAACACACACTCCAACACCTACAATGACTAATACACCTACAATAACTCCAACCAATACTATAACACCAACTCAAACAATTACTCAAACAATTACTCAAACACCCACAAATAGTGTTACGCCAACTAACACGCCAACAAATAGTGTCACACCAACAAAAACCGCAACCCCAACTCTTACTCCGACACCAACGGCAACTATTGGTTCCACACCGCCTGTAACTCCTACTCAAACATCAACACCTACTCAAACACAAACTAACACACCAACGGTTACTCAAACACCAACACCAACCAATACGACAACGGTAACTCCAACCAATACAACAACACCAACTGTTACACCGACATATACTCCAACACCAACGCCACTACCATCATTCAAATCAATATGGAAAACATCATTAACTTCTGCTCTCTCAACTAACGCATACACAGTTCAGTTACCATACCTTGTATCAGGTACTTACAGTGGTTTTATTGATTGGGGTGATGGAAGTATATCTGCAAACACTTATGCTAATAGAACACACATATATTCAACATCAGGAGGTACTTGGTTAATTAAAATTTCGGGAGTAATTAATGGATGGAGTTTTACCACAGGTATTGATAGTACCAAAATAATTGAAGTATTACAGTGGGGACCTTTAAAATTAAATTACCAAGCCGGGTTTTACGGTTGTCAAAATTTAACATTATTAAATGTTGTGGATGTTTTAGATTTTTCATACTCAAATAGTGCCGTACAATGTTTCGCGTTTTGTTCTTCTATAACTAAAATAAATAACATAAATTCTTGGAATATGTTAAATGTTACCTCAACTAATAATATGTTTCAGGGGTGTTACAATTTTAATGATAATATATCAAATTGGAATGTTTCGGGGGTTACAAGTATGTATGCAATGTTTGATTCGGCTTACGATTTTAATCAAAATATTGGTTCTTGGGATGTTAGTAATGTTATCAATATGTCAAGTATGTTTCAATATTCGTCGTTTAATAATGGTGAGTCGTCATCAATTAACAATTGGATTACATTGAGTGTTACAGATATGAGTAATATGTTTTTAAACTCACCAAAGTTTAACCAACCTATTGGAAATTGGAACACCTCAAATGTTGTTAATATGAGTAATATGTTTAATGGTGCTATATTATTTGACCAAAATATTGGTTCTTGGAATGTTAGTAAGGTAACCAATATGAATCAAATGTTTCGTAGTGCCACACAATTTAATAATGGGTTAAGTCCATCAATTTACGTATGGAACACTTCAAAAGTTACAAATATGGGAGGAATGTTCTATGATGCAACATTATTTAATCAGGACATTGGTGGTTGGGATATGAGAAAAGTTACTAATATAGTATCTATGTTTAGAGGAGCAACTCAATTTAACAATGGTAATTTTAATACTATCAGAGAATGGATTATTACAGGTTCAACGTCTTTAAGTCAACTTTTTTATAAAGCTATCAATTTTAATCAACCAATCGGTGATTGGGATGTTTCAAGAGTTACTAACATGAATAGCACATTAAACAGTGCCGAATCATTTAATCAACCATTATCAGGATGGAATGTTTCAAAAGTTACTACTATGGGAAGTTTGTTTCAAGATGCAAAATTATTTAATCAAAATATTGGTAATTGGAATGTTAGCGGTGTGACAACTTTAGTTTCAACATTTTATGGGGCAATCTCATTTAATAATAATAATTCACCATCAATTAGTGGATGGACAACATCTAAAGTTACAAGTTTAGAAAATACATTTAGAGAATCGGCATTTAACCAACCGATTGGAAATTGGGATACTAGTAAAGTTACTAATTTACATACAACATTCTATAGTGCAACAACTTTTAACCAACCATTGTCCGGTTGGAATGTATCGGGAGTGACTACTATACAACATACTTTTGGTTATGCGACTAATTTTAATCAAAATATTGGTAATTGGAATGTTTCTAATGTTACTAATATGTCTTTAGTGTTTGATAACGCAACATCATTTAACAACGGAAATTCGTCGTCAATTAGTGGTTGGACAACAAGTAAAGTTAATGATATGACTGGTATGTTTAGTTACTCAAATAGTTTTAATCAACCTATTGGAAATTGGAATGTCTCAGGAGTTACAAATATGGACTCAATGTTTAGAGAGTGTGATATTTTTAATCAACCATTATCAGGGTGGAATGTAAGTAATGTAGAAAATATGCGTATAATGTTTTATAAGGCAACCAACTTTAATCAACCTATAGGTAATTGGGATGTGAGTAAAGTAAATAGAATGGATAATATGTTTAATTCCGCAACGAGTTTCAATCAACCTATTGGAAATTGGAATATATCCGGAGTAACTAATTTTGGGTCTTTTATGGCTGGTAAAACACCATTGACATTCTCAGCAACAAACTTAGACAATATTTATAATGGTTGGGTGACCAAAAATCCTAAAACAGGTATAACAATTACTTTTAGTACAGCTAAATTTACGGCAGCAGGTCAAGCAAGTAAAAATATATTAACAGGTTCAACCTTAAGTGGTGGTTACGGTTGGATAATAATCGATGGTGGAATATAGGACAAAGTAAACTATTTATATAAAGAAAATTATATTTAAATTTAAAATATGGAAAATAATCAAAATACAGATTTAACAGTTTGGCAAAGACTTTCACAAGCCTTTGGCCCAAATTCGTTATTAAATCAAGACTACCCAACATATAAGCTTGACAAAAAAGAGTTATTAAAAACCACTTCTCAAGCAGAATACGAAAGAGAAAAATTACAAGCACAACAAACTTTTTATTTATCTAATCAATGGACAAAAATTGAAAGTAATTTATATACTCAAGCCGTTTATTATGAACCAACCCGTTTAGCATCATTCTATGATTACGAGTCAATGGAATATACTCCCGAAATATCTGCGGCGTTAGACATTTATGGTGAAGAATCTACAACTGTAGATGAAAATGGATATATGTTACAAATTTATTCTGAATCAAAAAGAATAAAATCAATACTAGCAGATTTATTTAACAATGTGTTAGATATCAATACAAACTTAACTATGTGGACAAGAAATACTTGTAAGTATGGTGATAACTTTGTTTATTTAAAATTGGATTCCGATAAAGGTATTGTTGGTTGTATGCAATTACCAAACATTGAAATTGAACGTTTGGAAAGAGGTATGGCGGCAAAAGCGGCAAATGTTGAAGAACCGGCAGAAAACAAAGGGTTAAGATTTAAGTGGAAAGCAAAAGATATGGAGTTTAACTCTTGGGAGGTTGCTCACTTCCGTTTATTAGGTGATGATAGAAAACTTCCTTACGGAACTTCTATGTTAGAAAAGGCAAGACGTATTTGGAAACAATTATTATTATCTGAAGATGCAATGTTAATTTATAGAACATCAAGAGCACCTGAAAGACGTGTATTCAAAGTATTCGTTGGGAATATGGATGATAAAGATGTTGAAGCGTATGTACAACGTGTGGCAAACAAATTTAAAAGAGACCAAGTTGTTGATTCTAAAACAGGTAATGTAGATATGAGATTTAATCAAATGGCCGTTGACCAAGATTACTTTATTCCTGTTAGAGACCCAGCGGCCGCATCACCAATTGATACATTACCGGGAGCAACAAACTTATCTGAAATTGCCGATATAGAATATATCCAAAAGAAATTATTGACAGCGCTTCGTGTTCCTAAAGCATTTTTAGGTTTTGAGGAAACTGCGGGTGACGGTAAAAATTTATCTTTAATGGATATTCGTTTTGCAAGAACTATCAATAAGATTCAAAAATCTATGATTGCTGAATTAAATAAAATAGCAATTATTCATTTATTTTTATTAGGTTTTGAAGATGAATTATCCAATTTTACACTAGCATTAACAAATCCGTCATCTCAAGCGGATTTATTAAAAATTGAACTTTGGAAAGAAAAAATTGCGTTATATCAACAAGGTGTTGCGGCAATTGCGGGAATTGCTCCGGTATCAGTATCGTGGGCTAAGAAACATATTTTAGGGTTTTCTGATGAGGATATTAAACTTGATTTACAACAACAAAGAATTGAAATGGCTGTAGGTGCAGAATTAACTAATACTGCGACCATAATAACACACACAGGTATTTTTGATAATATAGATAAATTATATGGTAACTCACCATCAGGTACAACAGGTGGAGCTGCGGCACCATCATCACCACCACCGCCAGGAGGTGGAGGTTTTGGAGGAGGAAGTTTCGGTGGAGGAATGGAAGATTTAGGAGGACCTGAACCGGGTGGAGAACCTGAGGCAGGTGGTGCACCTGAGGCAGCTCCTGGACCTACACCGGGAGGTGAAGCGGAAGTAACCCCTGAATCATTTAAACGAGATAATTTAAAAATATTAGTTGAACAGTCGTCTCTAACTGAAGATGAATCTTACATTGATTTATCTAAAGGAAAAAATTCTTTAGGAGATATTGAGGCTCAATTAAGTAAACTTTTAAAAGATTAGATATTTATAATAAAAATTAGATATGAAAAATTTTGGATTACTAAAATCAAGAATAGAAAATATGTTATTAGAATCATACGCTAATGACACATTCAAAAACGAATTAAAAACATTTAAGAAACTTGTTATTGAAAATAAAAACATTAGCAAATTGTTTTATTTATACGATGAGTTGGGTTCACCAAAGTCATTAAGTGAATCTTACTGTAACGAATACATAAATGAATGTATTAAAATTTACGAAAATACCGTAAATAAAATAAAACAATCTGATATCAATAAATTAGTTACTTGGGTTGGAAATAAAAAAATTGAAAATGGATATACAAATATTGATATATTATTTTCTAGTGATGTTTTAACTATTGAGTCAAAAATTAAAAGTAGAAAAGTTATTGCGGAATCTCTTAAAAAATTACCGGTAACTAAAACTGAAGGTATTGATTTACCATTATCGACAATGGTTAGTGTTGCCAACAAAACTATTAAAAGTTATATTGATGGTTTAAACGAATCAGATAAAAAAGAATTAATCGCTTTGTTGTCGGAAGATGACTCAACATTAAATGAAAAATACATCACACTTAAAGAAGGTGTGGTTACAAAACTAACAGAAATGAAAAATGACAGCACTGATAATTCAATGCAAACAAGAATTGATGAAACTATATCAAAAGTGATTTCTGAAAAATACGATAAACTTACGTATTTCAAACTTAAGAATCTTAAAGAGAATCTTTAATCATTATCAGAATTGAACTTTTTTTGGACATACTTAGCCTTAGAAAGTTCATTTCTCTTAATAACAGATTTCTTAACAAATTCCTTTCTTTTAAAAAGTTCCCCACTTTGACGAGTCTTAATAACTTTACTCTTATAAAGTTTTAAAGCCTTTTCAATCGTTACGTTGTTATTTAGTTTTACTATTATCATATAATACATATATCTTCGTCCTACAAAAAAGTTTTGACATTGCACATAAAAATGTCTATTATTTTAAAAAATAAACGAGAAAATATGAAAATTAATGAAAAAGGGAAAAACTTCTTTCCTACAAGGTTTCAAAACAGCAAAGATTGTTTACGGAACTGTAGATTCTATCAATCTTAAATCTCTCTACTTAAACATCCAAACTTGGGTTGAACCAATATACGAATGTGATAATTGGACAAGAACAGTTCTTAACCTAAGTAGAAGTATTAAACACTCAATATATGAGTCAATAAACAAACAAATATTTAATGAAAATTTTATTGTAGATTTAGATTTAAGGTCCAGCGGGCTTAATTTAAATAAAAAATCATTTATGAATCTTGAAATAAATTTTTATATAATCCAAGAAGATTTGGATTTTAAAGGAAATGAAATCAAAGAATCTTTACAACAAATAACACAAAAAATTTTTAAAGATAATTTTTTAGATAATGAAAATTTTAATTTTTATCTAACCAAAAAGAGTAAATTAACAGAAGAATTGTTACAAACCGAGAATGTTTAATATTTATTATTAAACCATATTTTGGATAAAACATTTATATATACTTTAAAAGACCCAATAACTGACGAAATTAAATACGTTGGTAAATCTGACGACCCTAAAAGTAGGTTAGTTGAGCACCTTAAAAAATCAAAATATACTAAAACATATAAAAACAATTGGATAATATCTTTATTAGATAAAGATTTAAAACCAATATTAGAAATATTAGATGTGGTTGATGTAGATAATTGGGGTTTTTGGGAAAAATACTGGATATCTCAATTACGGACTTGGGGTTTTAAATTAACAAATATTAGTGAAGGTGGTGATGGTGGTAATTTTGGAATTGATTGTAATAAAAAAATATCATTAAAATTAAAAAATAGAATTTTTTCAGAAGTTACTTTGGAGAAAATGAAATCATCCGCTAAATTAAGAAAAATTACGGATGAAGGTAGAAAAAAATTATCTTTAAGTAGAATGAGTTTTAAAAATCCGATGTTTGGTAAAAAACAAAGTAAATTTTGTATTGAAAGTAAATTTAAACCCGTTATTCAAATTTCATTAGATGGTGACATTATTAAAGAATGGGGTAGTTTAAAGGAAGTCTCTGAATATTTACTAATAAATAGAAACACTATCAGAATGGTTTGTCAAAATAAACGTAAAACCGCAGGTGGTTATAAATGGAAATTTGTAGAAAAAAATGAATAATTTAAAAATTAATACTAATAATGAATTAAATAAAAAATCAATTCTTATTGAATACGATGCGGGTTATATTAATCCAAATGACAATCGTAACGAAACGTTAATTAGAGAATCTAATGATATGTTAGACCACTCTAAACCATTTGAATTTTATGCAGTATTACAAAAATATAATACCCCAAATAGAAATGGTAGAACATACCCTGAACGTATATTAAAAAGAGAGGCCGAAAACTATAAAAAAATGATTAAAAAGGGTACTGCCCTATCCGAGTTAAATCACCCGGAATCATCTCTAATTGATTTAGATAGAGTGTCTCACGCAATCACAGAAGTATGGTGGGAAGGAAATGTTCTAATGGGTAAGATAAAATTACTTACTTCTCCGGGATATCACGAAAGAGGTATTGTATCAACTAAAGGTGACTTAGCAGCAAACTACCTTAGACAAGGGGTTACGTTAGGAATATCCTCAAGAGGTGTTGGTTCCCTTAAAAAGATTGGTGAACAAAATGAGGTACAAGATGATTTTGAATTAATTTGTTTTGACTTAGTATCGTCACCATCAACTCCGGGAGCTTATCTATTCTTAAATAAAGAAGATAAAAATCTTTACGATGAGAACTTAGAAGAAGAGAAAAAAATGAGTGTTGAAAGACACGTTGGGGATTCTGGAAATAAATCGCTTGACTTAATGAAAAAATTAAACGATTATTTGGGATACTAAATAAATAACAAAAAATGGAAGAAAAGTATTTTATCGCAAAAGTTACCTTAGACTCACTTGATGAGGCGTCAGGAAAGATTAAAAAATTAAGAGAAGAAAAATTAGTTAGTGGTTACAACCCTACTGATGTAGAGGCTAAAGTTACCAAAGTTTTTGAACATTATACAATGGAGTGGAGAATCACAGCTATTGTTGAGAGTAAAATTGACGAAGTAATTGAGTAATTAAAATTTTAATTATCAAACAAAAGAGGACTATATGTCCTCTTTTTTTATGCTTTTTATTTTTAGGTGATATTTATTAATGTATAAAAAACCTGATGTGATTTTAGTTTAATTTAAACTTTTTTCATATTGGGAGATATTTATATATTAAAAACTATATAAAAACAATGGCAAAAGAAAAATCTTTAGTTGAAGAGGCTATCATCCAAATGAAAAATTTGGAAGAAGCGGTAGCTGAAAATGCAAAAGGAATACTTGCTTCTACTATGAAACAAGAAATCAAAGACTTAGTAAAAGAATCTTTATCTGAACAAGAAGATGACGAGATTGAAACCGATGACGTTGAAATGGATGAACCAATGGGTTCTGATGATATTGCCGATATTGATATGGGTGATGATGAATCAGACGAAGAAGGTGACGAAATGGATACTGATGATATGGACGACGACGAAGAAGATATGGACTTCGATGACGAAGAAGATATGGACGACGAAGAAGACACTATCGACTTAACTGACGCTGACGATGAAGAAGTACTTAGAGTATTTCAACTTATGGGACCGGATGATAACATTGTTGTTACAAAAGACGACAAAGGAAATACTCATTTAAAAGATGAGGAAACCGGTAAAGAGTATATGATTGTTGGAGAAGGTGAAGAAGAAGAAATGGATGAATCTTGGGAAGAAATGGACGAATCTGAAGAAGAAATGGATGAAGACGAAGATATGGATGACGAATCTATCGAAGCTATTGTTGAAAGAATGTTTAGTTCTGACGACGATATGGACATCGAAGATGAAGACGATATGGATTTTGAAGAAATGGACGAAGAAGAAATGTACGACGAAGGAATCGTTTATGAAATCGAAATGGATGAAGAAGACGAAGAATTAGAAGAAGATGATATGGAAGACCAAGTTATGGAATCTAAAAAAATGTCTATGAAACCTAAAGGTGTTGGAATGGGAAGTCCTTCTAAATTCAAATATGACAAATCTCCAAATTTGGGTACAGGATTCAAAACTAAAATGAAACAAGGTCCAAGAACTATGGGAACAGGTAAAGCTAAATTTGAATATAAAGAAGGTGAAAACTCTGGTAGTAAACTTGGTAATAACAAAATGGTGAAAAAAGTTGAGTCAAAAGAACAATATACTGAAAAACCTAAAACTACGGTTAAAAAAGCAGAAACTAAAGAAGGAGTTCGTACTTTAGGTATGGGTTCTAATTTCAGAAAAGGTGGTTTACCAAAACCTTTCGCTCATTCAAGTGCCAATACAGCTATTAAAGAAAATGCTTCAAACAAAGAATTACAAATTCTTAGAGAAAAAAATGAAGAGTATAGAAAAGCACTTAATGTTTTTAGAAGTAAATTAAACGAGGTTGCAGTATTCAACTCAAACTTAGCTTACGCTACACGTTTGTTCACTGAACACTCAACAACTAAAAAAGAAAAAATAAATATCCTTAGAAGATTTGATGATGTTGAAACTT